TGCTCCGATCATCGTCGGTCAGGCGCCTAGCCTCAGTCTTGTCGGTCGAAGCCCGCCCGCTGGTCCGGCCGCCATCGACAACGCTTTTCTTGCCGGTCCCGCCGCGCTTTCTAGCGCCCTTGGCCACCGGATCACCGTTGATGTGCTTGATCTCAAGGTCCGGGAAGGCCTTGGCCAAGCGCTTGGCAAGGAGCCGAAAATGCTTCGGCGAATCAGGCGTTACTCCGTCCTCGGTCGAGACCAGCGGGCTCAGCGCATAAGCCGCAGCGCTGGCAGCCTCATACCCCTTCTTGCCATACCAGGGGTTGTGCGAGACCCACTGGCTTGTTAGGGAGTTTGGAGAAGCGGCGCGCGGGGTCTGCGTCCTCTTGGTTTCGATCTGCTGACCTAAGCCAGCCACAAGATTGTCGGTGTCGCGCTTGGCGTCCTTGAGGTCCTCCATCCGCTCTTCGAGCTGCGAGACGGCCGCGCGGTCGTCGTCCTCGCGCGCTTTGGCGAGAAGCTTGCGAGTTTCCCGGATGCCATCGTTAAATTGGCCCTGGAGGATGGTGGCCGATTTATACTCGCCAGTGAGCCGGTCGAGGCCCATCCTGTGCATCTCGGATTGCGTTTGCGATGTAAGCTCCTGGCTTTTGACCAGATCGCCCTGAAGCCTTTCGTTCTCTTTCCGAAGACGGCGCTCCTTGGGTGATTCCTTCTCGCCTTCGTCTTCGTCCGCCTCCTCTTCCTCGTCCTCTCCCTCTTCGTCCTCGTCCTCTTCGTCATCGTCATCGTCTGACGGCTCGTCCTTGTCGGACGGCTTCTTCTTGGCAGGCTCCTCCTCCAGCTCGACGCCGGGGACCACCTTGTCGTTTAGATCGAGGAATACAGTGTCACGATCTTTTTCCTCGGAACGCTCTTTTTCTCGATCAGTCATGGCTATTTGCTCCCTTTCACGGCAGCGACCGCTTCGACCGCCAGTCCCTTTGGACCTTGCCGGGCTTTGAACGCAATCCTCATTCCATCTGTGGGCTTGATCTCCGCCTTCTGCATCATGGTTGCATGGCAGAAAATATCAGGGCCACCCTCGTCGTCCACGATGAAGCCATATCCCTTGACATCATCGAACCATTTGATCGCTCCCATCCTATACCCCTGGCGAACCGCCTCCAGCTCTGATATTTCTTCATTAGCCATTTCACTGTCCCTCTATATGTAGAACTTAAAGCTGCCCGCCGTTGACGGGTCAACAACATTCGCGAACCAGTGGTCGTCGTTAATCACCAGGATTCGCGTTCCCTTGAAGGTAAACCGCAGCGGTGAGCGCGCTGAATACAGGATGATGCTACCGACATTCGGGAAGTCCTTCCGCTCCAGCCCAAGCTCTTTGTAGCGCGGGTGTGCGAAGCACGCCGGACCAAGGGCACACACCTTGCCCAAGCAATTAAGCCACAGCTCGGCGTCGATAGCCTGGTCAGGCATGTGAATAAACTTGTCCCCATCGTCGGTCTTGACCCGCAAGGCCGTTTTGATGCCGACCGGCATGACGAACATCCGGTAGGTCGCCGGGATCGGGAGCCCCGTGGGGATAGGGTCTTCGAGATCGTTAAGCTGAAAGTCGTGGTCATCGCCGCCGCGGTGCGGCCCGGTGAATGATTCGAAATCTGCAAACGGGTTGTCACTCATAAATCATCCTCGTCCTCGGCCTCGAAGGCTTTCACGGCGTCGTTGATGTCGCCGATCATCTCCTGGTATGCCCTGTAGCGCCCTACGCGCAGCCAGTATTGATCGGGCGCGAGCCCGGCCATCGCTTCTTTCGCCGCTGCTTGAGATTTTAGCTCGACCACACGCCTGATGAGGTGGTCTGAAAAATCGCGTACTACGCCCACTTTACTTTCCCCTTGGCCCCTTTGGCATCCGAACCTGTGCCTTCGACATAATGGGCTTCTGGCCCATCGAGCCGGACAGGTTGCGCTGACTGAAGGCGTTGGTGCTCGGTTTTGCGCTCGGCTTTGCCGAACTCTTCGGGCCTGAAATCCACGGCTTGCTCATATCGTCTCCTCGCTCCGTTCGCGCATGATGACATCGAGATCAGCGAATGTCACGCCCAACAATCTGGCGGCGTTAGCAAAAATCCTACAGAAATGCGTGGTGACGTGCATCCCGCGCTTGTAGAGGAAGCAGCGCGCTTGGCGCACCTCCTTGTTTCCAGCGTGTCTCATTTTTTGGCCTTCGGTTTTTTCTTTGCTGCGGCAGCCTTGGCAGCGGCGGCTTCAACGTCGATCTCGCGGCTCTTTTTCTTGATCTTCAGCTCGTGCTCCCGATCAGCCTGTTTGCGAGCGCTCTCGCGATCCGCCGCAGCCTGCTCCTTCTTCCGCTTCTCCTCGCCGTCCTTGCGCTCTTTATCGGCGTCTTCGTCGGCCGTCTTGCGGTCGGCCTCCGCATGAGTCGCCTCGTTCTCGCTGTCTACCGCTTGAATAGACCTCTCGTGATCGGTAGCGGCTGCCTGGGCTATGCGCTCGCGGTCGGCCGCGTCGGCCGTGGCTTCGGTTTGGGCGATGCCTGTGGCGGCCTTGTGCTCCGTGACAGCCATGTCGGCGGCGCGCTTGTGGTCGCCAGCCGCGAGATCGGCCTTCCGTTCGTGATCTGAAGCCAAAGCAGCCTTGACGCGCTCTGCCTCCGCAGCATCGGCATCAATCTCCTTTTGCGCTTGGTCGTGGACCGCCTGCTCCGCCCTGACGCCACCATCGAGCGCAGCCTTGTCGGACGCCTGGAGGAGTCCTTCTTTGGCCGCGGCGCCCTTGATGTCCATTTCGTTCTGGCCCTTGTCGCGCGCCATGCCGATCTCGGCCTGGGTCTTCTGGCCCTTCATAACGATGTCGGCCTGTCCGGTAGAGGCCTTGACCTCCTGCGCGAGCCCGTGCTTGTCGCGCTCCTGCTGCATGGTCTGAGCGTGCTTCTCGTTGCTCTGCTGCATCTCTTGTTGATGCGTCTGCTGCTGGAGCTGGAGCTTGGCCTGCGCTTCGGCGTTCGGGTCTGGCGGCTGAGGTGCGGGCGGAAGTCCTGGAAGCTGAGTGATCTGCTCTGCGAGCTTGGCAGCCTCGGCGCCGATCTGCGTATCCTCGGCCGTTCCGATCTTGTCCGGGTGCGTGGCCATCGGGTCGATCATGTACGCGCCCTTAACGCCAAGCTGAGACATCTGGGCTGCGTGGAGACCGGCTAGGTGCTGGGCTATGTGGGCCTGCATGGCCGCGGTGATCTGCGGCATCGACTCCTGAAGCATGGGGTTGGCCAGATATGCCGGGTTCTTCATCAGCGCGAGGTGAACGCTGAGGTGCGACATATGATCTTGGCTCGGGAATACCTTCACCATCTTCCCGCACAGGATGGCTTGGTTCTCAGCCACCGGGTCGAGCGGTATGGCGTCGTTCACGTCGATTAGCAGCTCTTCATTATCCGGCACCTTCATCGCCTGGAGCATCCGGCGCTGGACGGCGAGGCCGTCATAGAACTGCGGATTTTCCTTCGAGAGCTGGTAGACGGCCTGGGCAACCGCGATTCGGTGCGTGCTGGAGGCCATGTTCGGGTCTGAGGTCGGCACCACCCGCAGCTTCTTCGAGGCGCTGAAATCCTCTTTGTAAACCTCACGCTCGTCCCCCTCGATGTCGTAGGTATAGCCATCGTCGGGCATGTATTCGGCGTTGATCTCGTAACGAAGCTTGAACTCCTTCGCCATCGAATCGTGCAAGCCCTGATGGATGGCCGTGAAGACCTTGCCACCTTGCTCGATCAGGGCGACGGTTGTGCCAACCGGGGCCTTGTTATCGGCGTCCCCAACCATCGTCTCGGTTATCGAGGCGAAGCGGCGCCCAGACTCGACCAGAAGCTCTAGGAGCTTGAATAGCGATTCGGACGGCTCCTTGAACGGCGGCGTGTAGAAGGCCTTGGACAGCTCCTCGGAGGTCATGTCCACGTCTTTCCAGACCCCAGGCTCGATGATGAGCTGGCCGCCCTTCAAGCTCGTGGCATCCTTGGTCTTGAATCCTCCCTGGAGCGCGGAGAAGGCCGCGGCATCGAGAAGCGCGCGAAGCGCACCAGTGGCCGCCTCGGATAGGGCGCCGATGAGGTGGAAGAGCCCTAAGCCGTAGAAGCCATATCCCGGAATGTAGTCGAACTGGGTGAAGTACACCCGCTTCTCCAGGAGCGGATCGTCCTTTTTCCAGTTGCGATAGATCGCCAGAACTCTGCTCGATTCCTTCTCCATCGTGATGATGAAGGGCAGGTCGATGCCGTCAGGGTCCTCGTATCCCTTGATCGTATAATCGACGTAGCACTCGAACACCTCATGCCTGGCGTCGTTGTCCATCGCGCCTTTGTCGCGCTTCTCAACCTCAAGCTTGCTGTCCTCCTCATCAGTGAGGTCCTCGACAACCGGCTTGGGGAGATCGGTCTTGCGGTAGAGCTTGCTCTTCATCCGCTTCTTCACCTCGTTCGGCGAGAGCCTCATCCGGTGAGTAAAGCGCGGAGCGTTGGCTAGAGAGGTCGCGGAGAACGGCACGATGAAGTGCTCTGCGGGGACGTAAATCCCCTGCGTCCTGTCCATTTCGGTATTGCGGAAAGTCTTGCGGAAGGATGACCCAGCCTGGGGTACGGAGAATATGAGGCGCGAGGTCTCCGGGCGATAGCCCTCATCCTCGACCTGGCACTGGTAGTTCATGTAGGCCTCGACGCGGGTAGCCGATTCCTCCTTCTCCTGCGTCGATTTCCCGATCACCTTAACTTTTACCGGGCCTTCCGGTGGCATGACCTCGGCCATGGCCCGCGCCCAGAATTGGACAATCGCTTCGTTCATTAGGGGGTGGGTGACGATTGCCGCGCCGGGAAAGGCGCCATCGTCGATCTGGTTGGACTCCAGCCCCATCGTCTTCAGCCCCTTCTTGAATTGAAGGGTCCAGGGGCGGCGGCTCTCAACGTCATCCGCGATCAGCTCAAGAAGCTCTGAGGCGATTTTGTCGAGTTCGTCGTCCTTCAGCTTGCAGGCGAGATTGCAGTAGAACTCGTCGTCGTCCCGATCAGCGTCATCCGCTTCGGGCTCTTCCCCCTCCTCCTCGACCTCATCGTCGTCATTGAGAACGAGGGTCGGTTTCTTGGCATCGCGCGCCACTAACTCCACGCGCGCTGCTGATTTTGATGCCAAGGGAGTGCGGTGCCCCACCTATTGTGGTTGGCACCATACTTGGTTAGAGCAGGCTGGGCAATAGAAACTGAAACGACCAGATGATGGGGGCGCCGACATGCTCCATGACAATGCACAAACCAGGTTGATAGGCCACCAACTTATTGTCCTCGGCGCGCACGAACTCTGGGGCTACAAAGTGTGTCGGGGGAGCTGTTATCGACCCCGCCTGATTAGCCACGGTGGCGTCCCACTCGCCGCTATCGGGGTCGTTCCAGCAGATCATCGAGTGGTCCGCCTGACGCCTAATCATGTCGAATCCGAACGATACGATGGAGCCGTTCTGGGCTCGGACTAGCATCATCCTACGGCGCCGATCTTGTCCTCGCCGATGGCCGTGCTGATCCGGTCGATGAGTGCCGCGAGATTGTAGAACATCGACGGATGCGGGATGTTGCCGGTCTCCATGATTTCAGCAACGACCTGTGCAATGGGCGGGCGCTCCATGCGAACGAACTCGCACAGAAGGGCACCGAACGATGGTTGCAGCTCAACCGCGGCGGCTTGTGCTGGCAAGGCAGCCTCGGCGGCCTCGTTCTTAGCCACGCGCCTGATGGCCTTTTCCCGGCGCTTGGTGGCGACCTTCGAGCGGGACCTGTTGATGTTCGCTACGCTCTGCATCTTCTCCTTGCCAGCGCGCTTGATCTTGCGAATGGCTGGCTTCTCGATGCCCTCAGCCGCCAGCTCGTCGCGCAGCTTGCCGACAAAGCTGTGGTAGGTGTGCGTCAGCCGCGCGATCTCGCGGTCGGACCACACCCCCCACTCCTTGTCGCGGAGGAGCGACATTGCGGCCTTGCGGCGGTCGCCTTCGGTGCGCTGAAAGCCGTGCTTGGCGTTGGCCCCAACCGCGAAGAGGATTGCGTCGCGCATACCACCCTTATGCACGCGAACCGCCGCTTCGAGATGGCCAGCCTTCAGCAGGGCCGAATGGCGATGCCAGCCGTCAGCGAGAATGATGCCTTCTTCCTCGCTTGAGAATACGTCGAGCGGGGGCATGGAGTTGCCATGCTTAATCGTGGCCGCATATTCTTTAATCACATGATCCGAAAGCCTTTCCCTGGGCTGGGCTCTCTGATCCAGAACCATATCCTTCAGGGGAACCATCACTACGGTTGCATCGTCCATTTCCAACTCCATATTGCGCCCAGTGCTCCGGGCAGTACCACCGGCCTTGCTCAATCCCAAGAACGCCTATCCCCCTGCACGCGGGAGCGCCGCAGCCGCCAACGCAACAGCCATGCTCGAAGGGGAAGGGATATATCGGGACCACGAACACGAGCTAACCATACAGCGTCCGCTTGAACTTGACAACATTTCCGACCGCAACATCCTGCACCGGATCGTGCTTTCCGCCGCCGTATAGCGTTCTTCTCTTCTGGAGGGCGGCCTTTCGCGTGGCCTCGTTCTCTTCCTCGTCGGTCAGCTCGTCCATCGGAAGGCCCAGCCACCAGTGGCGCCTGAGATAGATCGTGGCCATGGTAACGGTATCGGCGATGTCGTCGTGCGTGGTGTCATAAGGAACGCGGGCGCACTCCTCGATCACAAGGTTTGGCCAATGAAGCTCCTGCTTCGTCTTGGGGTCGTGCGATAGATACCACACCCCGCCCTGCTGCATGACCACCTGGGCCGCGAACGCCCTGGGCCGCTTACCCTTGGACCCCTGCGGTCCTGGTGGCAGCCACGGCCTCACAGGGAGCCTCTGCTTCCGCATCTCCTGAATGAGCTGGATGCCGCTCGCGCGCTTCTCGATCAATATCAGGTCAGGCTTGAATGGCTTAATCAGAAGCTCGTGCATCGTGGCCAAGAGGTCCACCGCATCGACTTGCTGCGCCCAGGCGCCAACGAGCATCATGTGGTGATGCTGATACTCCCGCGCGTCCCGCCCGATGTCCTGCTCCTCGAAGATGTTCCAGACCGTGAAGGCCGAATTGTCGTTGTCCTGCTTTTCCTCGAAGGCGGTGTCCAGGCACGCCACAACCATCAACGGCTCCGGCATGTCCCGCTTCGCACCCCACGGGCGCCAGTATTTCCGCTTCATAATTGCGCCCTCTTCCGAGGACGGTCGCTGCATGTACTGGGCGTTCCACTCGCGCTCCGGCATGTTGTTGCGCGAGCGGAGCAACTCCTTCATCGGGAAGCGGGCCGGTGAGAATGTTCCGGTCAGCGGCTCGGCTTCTCCCCTGTCCTTGTCTGGAGCGATATAGGGCTCCGGCACCGTTGCGGTCGCCTTCACCGTATCGTCCGTAGCGCCGATGCCCTGGATCAGCACGGCCGACCTGTGATCCAGGAGGGCCGGGATTGAGAGCTTGACCCACTTGTCGGCGTCGGGATCGTGTGCGCTCTTTTCGAGAAGGTCGCCCTGGAGGTCGTCCCATGCCCATCGCGTGCCGATGAATATGATGGCGTTCCGCTCCGGTTGTCTCCGGGTGTAGAAGCCAGCCGGATACCAGCGCTTGATCTTTTCTTTCTGCGACAGCGAATCCTTCGTTTGCTCAGAGAGGGTGTCGTCCATGAGGCCAAGGTTAAAGCCGCGGCCCGCGATGCCGGACCCGATACCAAACGCCCAGTAGGTGCCGTTGCGGCCATATGGTGACGTGATCGACCAGCGCGCGGCGCCACGCTTGTAGGGGACAAGTTGGATTCCTGGGAAGATCGACTGATAGCTTTCGCTTTGGAGAAGAAGCCTGACCTCGCCGCCGAACTCCTTCGCCAAATCGAAGTTGTGCGACCCGGCCATCACCTTGTCGGCCGGATGGTGTCCAAGATAGAAGGCGGGGAAGAGCTGGCTTGCCATGGTGGACTTGCCGCCGCGGGGGGCCATCTCGATCATCAGGCGGTCGATCTCGCCGTGCAGAACCGCCTCAAGGTGCCGCGCGACGGCAATGTGGACGTATTCGAGGATGTACCACGGAGCGACGGCTCGGATGAAGCTCGGGAAGTCGTTCTTTGCGAGGTAGAGCTGTGCGTCTCGCACGACTGGCTCGCCAGCCCACGGTTTTCCAGCGGAATCTAGGCCCACGTTCATCCCGCAGGGTTTCCTCTCCCGCTTCGGTCAGCACCCACCACTCCATATAGACCCGATTGACGACGCGGCCAACCCGCTTGATGAGGCTATTGTTTTCGAGCGCCCGAATTGTCGAGTCGTGGAAGGGGTGGCCAAGCGCTCTGCATGTAATGGGCAGCGGGTCGAGCCGCACACTCAGCAGCGCCGCCCACTCGTGACTCCACACGCGACCAGGAGTCCTCAAGGGATTATGATCCCACTGTGCGTCCGCTTGCTGGCGACCCCGATTGTGACCACAGCGGTATCCATCATGTTTTTGAGCGCCTGGGCCTGGTAGTGGCCCCTAAGCTTGGCGCGGGCGCACGCGACCAGCATCATATTCCCCATCGCCTGCCCAATGGCGTTGTGCATCTTGTCGCGCGATGTTGCCGACTTTTCCTCCTCCAAGAACCAGAGGGCAATCGGCTTCATCAGCTTAATCATCAGGCGCGCGGCAACGGCCTTGTCATCTTCGAACACGGATGCTTGGCGCATCCGGTCAAGCTCTGGCGCCAGCATTTGATCGACGAGAAGCTCCAGCTCAGAGATCACCGATGAGGTCGTCTTCTCCGTCTGGAATGGATTCTCCTCCCGAACCACCGTCTTCGCTGAAGGGGTCTGGGGGTGCGAAGGGCTCTGCATCGACATTCTCCTCCCAAAATTTCCCGGACGGCCCGCACATCCCCATGGTTCGCTCGAAGGAGCAGAATTGTCCAATCGCCCCCGAGAGCGCATCCTTCGCCCTACAGCACACCATAATCACGAACTTGCCGTTTATCTTCCGCACCGATTCTCCGTAACCGCGCGCCGACCGTAAATCGACGTGGCTGCATTGGATACATGCCGGGCAGTCACCAAGCTTCATGTCAATCTCCAGTCTGCGTATCCCTTGGCCAGGGCTGACAGGCAGGCGCCGTAAAATGTCCCGGCGTAAGGGTCAGCCTTCGCCAGGAGGACGATGGGGGTCGCAACTAAGAGGAAGACCGCCAGCGCCGCCAAGCGCTTCACTGGCGTCTCTCTTCTTTGCACCCATCAACCGTCGCGTGATAGGTTTCTTCGTGGCCTTCCTTGCTCATTGTAAACCCGCAAGGATCATTGGGGTCCTTGATGACAGTAACCAAGGTCGAGTTTGTCCCGCCACCTAAGCTTGGACTCCAGCATCCAGCAAGGAATAGGCTAGTCAACGTCACGGCCGCTAGTTTCTTCATCTTCGATCTCCTTTTCGTGAGAAGCGTGTACTCCGGCTGCTTTCTTCACGGACCACTTTCCGATCTTGTCGTCTGCTTCAATTTTCGTTCTAATTAGCTCTCTGATTGGGTACGGTGAAAGGGTCCAGCCGTAGTGCCAAACCGTCGCCCAGATGACAAAACTTTCGGCATAGTCCTCAAGCAACTTACTAAGATCGCACGCCTTATCAATCATGGCGTCGATTGAGTTTGGATGAGCGGGCGGTGGCGGCTTAAGGATTCCGGTGGCGTGGAAGAAATCTCGGTGCATCCACGCTTGATCGTTGGCCCAGGTTATAAAGTTGGACCATGCAACATCACCAACGCTACTGTCCTGGAACGCTACCATTGGCTATGGCTTTGGTGAATCTGCTCGGGGACGCTCGACCTCTTGCGGCTGTTCTGCCGCCTTGGTCTGGGCGGCTGTCGCCGGGTCCAGGAGAAGCCACGCCCGGTAAACGATCAGCGGAGGGAAGGCGGCGGCGATTGCCGCTTTGACCATAGCCACCTCTTCGGCTGACAAAGGTATTTCCCCACCCTGGTAAAGCTTCGTGCCAAGCATACCGCGCCGAAACTTAGTCATGTCGTCAATCTTGTCGTCAGGCTTGACGGCGAAGACGGCCCTGGCGGCAATCTGGCCGAGGGTGATTGGTGCGTTGTCAGGGCCTTTCATGGCCTCTCCTGTCTCGCTGCCGATTGGCTGGGAGAAGTCGATAGCGAGGGCTGGGGTTGTCGCGAGAAGGGCAGCTAAAAAGATTGTGCGCATTGCTCTGCTCCGTTGGTTTTGATGATTGTGTTTTATCGGCTGGGACTATGTTTTGTCAAGTGACCATCATAGCCGCTCGGTCCTGGACCCGCAATAGCCGGTCAGCCCAACCAGGCCCAAAGCCATGCTGCGGCTTGCCGGTCTTTGGGTCGATGTGAGGGCCGCAATTCGGGTCGTGCATCTTCGCCGCGGCCTGGAATAGCAGTATGCGCGCGATCATCGCAATTACCCCCATCGTGTCGCCGAGGTCCGGCTTCCAGCCTCGTCCGGCCGCCACATAGAGGACGTGGGCTCCGCCGACGCCCTGCATGATCGCAGTGTTGAACATGACGTAATCGACGCCTGGAGGATGATCGGCGAAGCCCGATGGCATTGCGTACTTCTCCCAATACAGCTCGGTAGCCTCTTCTCTGGTGAGCGCCTTGAGGTCTTCCGGTGTGGGCGTCGGCATACCCTTGCCGTGACGCCACTCGATGAAGGCGGTCATGCTGACACCCATGTTGCAATACCCCCCAGGCTCGTTCGCGCGCTCGGCAAAGCCGCCCTCGTCGTTGAGGACGTAGCCCATCACCAC